CGAGGGCGAGCGCCTCGTCCTTAGCTGCCTGGAGCCCGGCCGCGCCCTGGTTGAGCAGCGGGATCATCTCCGCGCCGGCGCGCCCGAACAGGCGCATCGCGATCGCGGTCTTCCCGGCGCCATCCTCCATTCCGGCGAACGCTTCCGCGACGTCGGCGAAAACCGCATCCGTCAGGCGGAGATCCCCGTTCGCATCCGTGACAGAGATCCCGAGCGCCCGGAAAGCGACCCCCGCCTCGCCGGTTCCTTCCTTCGTCTCCGCGAGCGCCTTGTTGAACTTCGCGAGCGACGTCCCGAGCGCCTCGATCGAGACGTCCGACAGTTCGCCGGCGAACTTCAGCGCGGAGAGCGCCTCGACCCCGACGCCTATCCGCTGGCTCAGTTTGTAGATCTGATCCTGTGCGTCGACCGCGCTTTTGATCAGACCGACGAACGCTCCGCCACCCGCGCCGAGCCCGAGCGCCCCGAGGATATTCCCGATCCGCTTTTGCGCGGCCGAGAAATCCCGCTGCATAATCGTCGTTACGCGGCGGACGTCCTTCTGGAGTTCCGCTAGATCCGCCGAGAACTTGACGACGAGTGAGCCGTAAGGCATCCGATTAGCTCCGCTTCGGTTTCGCTATGGCGTCGAGCGCCGCGCGCAGGTCGCGTTCTTTCATCCGGTCCTCGTCCTCCTTGATGCGCGGGATGAAGTCCGCCGGCTTGTACGGCGAAGGCTTGCGCTTCGCGTCGCGGTGGACGTTCGCGATCAGCGAAGCGAGGATCCCCATCCGTATGTCAGCGCGGCGGTCGCCGAATCCTTCGAGCAGCGCGTATGCGAACCACTCCCCGAGCTGGCGCGCCGAGATCTCTCGAAGCATCTCGTCCGGGTCCGGTCGCCCGAGCGCCAGCGCGAGCTGGAGGATCAGCCGCCGCTCGGGGCGGCTCCGGAGTTTTTTTCCGGATCGTCCTCCAGCCCATTGATCCGCACGGCTGCCCGGATGAGCTTCCGAAGCGCGCGCGATCCGTAGGCTTTCAGTTCGGCGAGATCCTCCGGAGCGTCTCCGAAGAGACGCTTCCCGTCGGCATCGACAAGCGCGTAGAGGAGGAGCTGGTAGATGTAGTCTCCGCCGGTCTTGAGCGAGAGAGCCTGCTCCCCGGATAGCTCCGAGATGTAGACCGTCTGCCCGTCGACGTCGATCGCCTCGCGCTTCGGCGCGAACGCGCGCCGAAATCCTTCCCTCGATTTGCTCATATCTCCCTCTCGTTTCGGTTAGTAGATCTTCACCGGAGCGCCGCTCCACTTGAAGGTGATCGACGCCTTGTAGACGTTGTCCACCTCCGCCGACTTCGAGAACGCCTCGAAGTACCCCTCGCCCTCGTAGGTCGTCCCGTCGGAGAGGCGGACCTTGAAGGACTTCTGGGTGTTGTTCTCCGCCGCCAGCTCCATCGCGTGATGGACGGAGTTATCGGGGACGAAGTTGATCTCGAACTCGACCGCGCCGGTATCGGCGAGACCGTAGCGGAACTCGCGCACCGTCGAGTCCATGTTCGAGACGTCGATCCTCGGCCGTTCCGCCGCCCCGAAGCTCGGGATGTTGGTCACGTCTGGGATCTGCTGGAAGGATTCCGGGGAGCCGGCGTCGCCGACGTAGAGAATGGTCCCCTGAGTGGCAACGGCAAGCGAGGTCATTAGGTCGTCTCCTTACAAAAGAAAAAGCCGCCTCGCGGCGGCACGTTGCACGTCTGCTCCTACGACCCGTTAGGGACGATACCAGCAGGAGTAGTCCGATGAAGTGATGTACTGCTTCGTCGTCTCGTCGTAGAGGTCTTGCGTCTCCGCGAGCGGTCGCGCGCCGAAGGTGTTAGCTAGCGACGCCATCCGAGAGAAGACCGCCTCTTCGATCGCGTCCGCCTGGTCGTAGTTCAGCGCGATCGCCTGGACCTGGACCGTGAAGTTCCGCGTCGTCTCGCCGCTCATCATCGACTGCGGCTTGTGCTCCGTCCGCCCGCCGACCCTGAAGTAGACGATCGCCGGGAGCGTCGCGTTCTGCGGGAGCATGGTCGGATAGACCCGCGTCCCGACGAGCGCGACGATCGCCGGATCCGCGAGGAGGTGGGAGCGGAAGGCGGATTGGAAGCTCATCTCGTCGGCCCAGCTAGGCGGTTGCCGTACTTCAAGACGTCACGCGTGAACGTCTTCTTCAGCGCCGCGAGCGATCGCTCGACGTTCCCCTCGAAGCCGCGCTTCAAGAACCGCGTCCCTGGTATCGCTTGCTTCCGGCGGACGTGCCCGCGCGTCCCCGCTTCGACCGCCCACCAATAGTACGGGTCGCGCGGGTTCGCCGCGCCCGACTTCCCGGTCTGTTGCTTGAACTTGGCGATCGACGCCTTCGAGAGCATCCGAACGCCGACGATCGCGACGACCTCTTCCGGGAAGTCTCCCTTCCTCACGCGCGCAGCGACGATCGCGTTCCTCAGCGTCCCCGCCTGCCGACGCGGGTCGCCCTGATACTTCGCCTGGAGAACCGGCGCGAGCCCCCGCGCGGCGTTCCGCGTGATCCGCGCGCCTGCGAGGAGAGCGCGGTACGCGATCTTCGCCTTGACCTCGTCGTTCAGCTTCCGCGCGACCACCGCGAGTTCGCGGATACCTTTGACCTCGACGTATTCCTTCGCCACCTAGCCCTCCGTGACTCCGCTCGTGCAGAGCATCTCGATGTAGCCATCCCGCTTGAATGCGAGCACGCTGCGGATCTCGAAGATCGTCCCATCGTCGTCGACGATCCGCATCTTCGCGGTGATCCCGTCGCGGTGGCGGATACGGATGCGCGTCGTAACCTCCGCGTGATGCTCCTGCGCGGCGAACAGCTCCCGGCCGTTCAGAGGCTCGACGCTCGCGTAGACCGTCAGGTAATCCTGCCAGGATTCGTCTGGCATCCCCGAGCCGGTGACGTCCGGGCTCGCCGCTACGAGCCGCTGGATTGTGATCCGCTCGTCGAGGGAACCGGCTTGCATCAGGCCGCCACCTGGTTGTTCTTCACCGCGAACTGCCCGAGCTGCGCGCCCTGCCCCGTCCCGGTCGCGATCCAGCGGTAGTGCCAATCGCCCGCCTCGTCGATCGAGATCTCCAGCGAGTAGTTCCCGGTCGAATCCTTCACGACCGCCGCGTCGACGCCGTAGACGAGCGTCGTCACGTTCCCCGACGGGTCCTCGTAGGCGACCGAGACCGCCGCCGGATCGGCCGGGAGCCCGGCCGCGTCCGTGAACGCGCCTCGCACCGTGACGAGGTCGCCGATGTCGTAGACGTTGATCCCCATCAGTTGAGCCCGTCCGAAGGAGTGATCGTCCAGCGCCGCGCGTCAGAGGCGGCCGGCCGCCCGCCGCTGATCGCATCCGATACCGCGATCCGGCGCGCGATTTTCTGCACTACGGTCGCGGTCATCGTGTCGTTCGCCTCGATCAAGGAGGCCGTCGCGGTCAGCGCGTTCAGCGCCGACCCCGTAGCGGTGATGCTATCGGCCTGCTCGATCAGGACCGCCGTCGCCGTGACGACCAGCGAGACGCCGGAGACGATGATGTCCCCCGCCTCGACGATCGCCGCCGCGCCCGTGACCGCCACGGTGGCCGCGCCGGTCGAGGTGTCCAGCGCCTCGACGAGCGCCGCGTCCGCCGTGCTGACGACGGTCCCGACGCTGCCGGAGGCCGCGATCGTATCGGCTGCCTCCAGGAGCGCGGCCGTCGCGGTGAGCGATACCGTGCCCGCCGAGGCGAGCGAGTCGGCCTGCTCGGCGAGGCTCCCCGTCCCGGTTACCAGGACGGTTCCGGTCGCTGCGAGGGCATCTGCTGCCTCGACTAGAGCGGCCGTCGCGAAGGAGGCGGAACCGCCCTCCGCCGAGATCCGATCCGCTTGCTCCTGGAGCGCCGCTGCGGCGATGATGGCGACCGTGCCGGCAGAGGTAGACTGATCCGCCTGCTCGACGATGGCCGAGGTCGCGGTGATCGCAACGCTGGCGGCGGCGGATACCGAGTCGGCCGCCTCTACGATCGCCGCGTCCGCGAATGACGCCGTGCCAGCGGAGGCGGAGATGGAGTCGGCCGCTTCCCGTAGCGTCGCCGTGGCCGTGACGAGGACGCTCGCCGCTGCGGAGATGCTATCGGCGACTTCCGAGAGCGAGGCGTTCGCCGTGATCGCGACCGATGCTGCCGCCGAGATGCTGTCCGGCGCCTCGGTGATCGCTGCCGTGCCGGTGATCTCGGCCGCCCCTGACGAGGGCGCGAAGTACAGGCGGCGGCGCAGCGGGCGGAAGATTTGCCAAGGCGCACGAGTCAACTCCGCAATTTCACTGGCGCCAAGGAATCTCTGAAACCGCAATGCGAGCGCGATATTCGCGGTCGGCCCTACGCTGAACGAGCCCCCAGAAGTTAGGATATTTCCAATGCAAAACTGGGCAGTTGACGTTGCGGCATTAGCTGCCGAAACGCTGTTCCGTAAAACGCCGTTTCGATATAGATATTGCGTGCTTCCGTCTCTAGTGAAGGCGAAGGTATGCGCCCCAGCACCGATGACGCCTGCCTCGGTACTATCGATAAGACTACCCCCGGCATAAACGCCCCAATGCTCGCTGACTCCTGAATGCCGCAGCGTGATCATTACGCCGTCGGTCGCTCCACTATAGGAGCCGCACGCGTAACTGAAATTTGTCGCGTCCCCGGTTAACTCTGTTACCACTAAATCGGTGAGGTTTGCGGTTCCGACGCCGACGTATCCGTTAGGGGCATAAGCGACATCATCCGACAGCCATGCAGAACCTGTAAATCCCAGGCCGTGCGGCCTTGGGGCGAGCGCGCCGCCATTCGCGATGACTACAGGACCGCCGCGCACGGCCTCGTTCGCACCAGGGATTAGAGCTACAACGATTCCATTTGCCAGCGGATTCGACCAATTGATTTCGGCGTTCCCGCTCGGCCGTCTCGTCCACCGATGCGGCAGAATGATCGCGGCCACTATTCAGCCCTCAACCACTGCGGATGCACCCCGCGCCCGCACGTCCCGCACAGCATCGGCTCGCCACGCGCCGGCGGCGTTCC